AAGCTTCTGATTATAGAGATTTGTCCGTTACTCAATTAAAAAAAGATGGAGAAAAAACAATAACTTATAAATTAATACAGGCTTGGCCAGTAAATATAAGTGATATTGCATTAGATTGGGGCACAGAAGGATTTCAAGAATTTACTGTAACTTGGAGATATGATTATTTTCTAGAAAAAACTGAGGCTGGCAACTCCGCAAAGGCCGGTGATATTATTGCAGCTGCTGCGTGATAAATAGTTATAATCAGATAAATAGTTAATAATTTTAAACACTTTACAGGTTGATATCTCGTGGCATTCAATGTAGATGAATTTAGATCAAAAGCGCTAAAATATGGTGGTGCAGCACCTAATCTATTTGAAGTGGATATTGTGTGGCCTTGGACATCTTCTACTAGAACAAATTATAACATTAAAACAACATTTCTTCCAGCATCTATATCAACTTCCACAACAGTAAATTATCTTGGTAGAGTTTTTAAATTTGCAGGGGAAAGAACATATCCACAATGGACATGTACCTTTCTTAATGACGAAGATTTTAAATTAAGAAATGCATTAGAAAGATGGTCTGATTATATTTCTGGACACGTGAAACTTGGAAGAACAAGAGTACAATCTACTGGAGGAAGAGAGAACATGCCACTCGATTATCAATCTTCAGCTATATTGACTCAATTTTCAAAAAATGGAAATCCTTTAAAAAAATATACATTTAATGGGCTATATCCATTAACATTAACAGATATTCCTGTTTCTTGGGATACGACAAATGCAATCGAAGAATTTACAGCAACATTCGAATATCAATATTATACAACCAATTATATAAAGTCTAAGCCTGAGAGTCCCTCCATCAGCGCCGACAATTGGATTGGAAGGACAGAGTACACAGAAGAAGAAGGACGTCAGGGTGTGGCAGAAATGAATGCAGCGTTGGATGATTTTGATTTAACAATGGATGATGATTATTAGAGAAATGTATATGAAAAATAAAACAATCAATAGGATATATTATGGCACAATTTAGTTTATTTGGATTTAAGATCGGAAAAAATGACGAAGAAAAAGAATTATTAGCTTTTGCTAAACCTGATGATCTTGAAGGCCAGTTTGATATAGCATCATCGTATGGAATGTCTGCGGGTGGTGCTTATGGTACTTATATTGATATGGAAGGTACTGCCAAAAATGAGGCAGATCTTATTAGTAGATATAGAACGATGGTTTTACAACCAGAAGTCGATATGGCTATAGATGATATTGTAAATGAGGCCATAGTTACTGGAAGAGATGTTCCAGCAATTTCAATTGCGTTACACAATTTAAATGTTACAGATAAAATCAAAACCAAAATTTCGGATGAATTTTCAGAAATTATGAGACTTTTAGATTTTAATAATAATGGTTATGATATTTTTAAAAAATGGTACGTTGATGGTAGAATTTATTATCAATGTGTTATTGATCCAGCTGATCCTTCTGCGGGATTACAAGAATTAAGATTTGTTGATCCTCTTAAAATAAGAAAAGTTAGAGAAAGAAAAAAAGCAGAACAAAATGTTCCACGAGAAGCTATATTAAAGAAAGATATGTCTGGTGAATATTATGAATATTATTTGTATCAAGATAAACCAATGTCTAATCAACCTAATAAAATGGGCGTTGGAGATTATTCTAAAAAGCAACTGAAGATCGCTCCTGATATGATTGCATATTCTGGTTCCGGTGTTACCAATGCTGGTAGAAGAATGGTCATTTCACATTTACATAAGGCGATCAAATCATTAAATCAGTTAAGAATGATTGAGGATTCTTTAGTTATTTACAGGATATCAAGAGCACCAGAAAGAAGAATATTTTACATTGATGTTGGTAATTTACCTAAAATGAAAGCGGAACAGTATCTTAGAGATATTATGCAGCGTTATAAGAATAAATTAATTTATGATGCGGATACTGGAGAAGTTAGAGATGATAGAAAAATAATGACAATGTTGGAAGATTACTGGTTGCCTCGTAGAGAAGGTGGTAGAGGTACAGAAATTACAACATTGCCGGGAGGACAAAATCTTGGAGAAATTGATGATATACAATATTTTCAAAGAAAATTATATAAATCATTAAATGTTCCTGTTTCAAGATTAGAAACGGATGCCAGTTTTACTTTAGGTAGAGCGACAGAGATAACTAGAGACGAGTTAAAGTTTACCAGGTTTGTAGAAAGATTAAGAAAGAAATTTACTATTTTATTTGATGCTTTACTTGAAAAGCAACTAAGAATGAAAAATATAGTTGCCAAAGAGGATTGGGCTAAAATGAAAGAAAGGATTCATTATAGTTTTGAATCTGACTCTCATTTTTCTGAATTAAAAGAGGCTGAAATGTTAACCAATAGAGCTACACTTCTTAGAGATTTAGATGATTATGCAGGAAAATATTTCTCTGCAGAATTTGTAAGAAGACACATTTTGAGACAAAGTGAAGAAGAGATGGCAGAATTGGATCAACAGATGGCTCAAGAAAAGAACGATCCTAAATATAACAATAACGACGACGACCAAGGCGGCGGTTTTGGTGGCGGCAGAGGATACTAAAAGGAAAATATGGATAATGTTTACTCAACTGCTGATATAGTTTCAGCAATTATGACGGGCGACAATAGTCGTGCAAAAGAAGGTACTTTGAGTGTTTTAAGTCAAAAATCTATGGACGAATTGGAAGTAAGAAAAGCAGAAATTGCACAAAATCTTTTTAAAGATGCTCCTACAGAAGAGGTTTCTGATGTTCAAGAACCGGAAGAAACTAGTTCTGTAGAAGAACCAGAAACTAATTCGAAAATGGAAGTATCAGATCCTGCAACTGGAGGTGATATACAAGTAGTTGATCCATTTGATGGACAACCAAAAGAAACATTAACTGAACCAAATTCTGAGATTGGATAATGAATGAAGGCGTTTAAACAATTTAAAAAAGAATTAGATGAAGTATTGACGCCGACGCAAAGGTTTAAAAAAAGAATACATTTTGCCAGGTCAAGACCAAAAAGAATGGCGGGATTACGTAGAAATAAAATGAGAGCAATTCCAACAGGAGGTAGGGAAGCTCTTCGTAAACAAGCTAGAAGAAAATTTACTACTTATTTAAAACAAAGAGTTAGAAAAGATTTATCAGCTTCACAATTACAAAAACAGTCTCCTGGTCAAAAGGCGAATATTGAGAGAATGGTAGCGAGATTGAAAAAGTCACCAGCTCAAAAAGCTAAGATGACTTCATGGACAAGAGCAGGAGGTAAAATGTATAGAGAACTTATAACCAAACGGAAGGATCGTATTAAATCTATGAGAGCTTCCAAAAGGAAGAAAAAATAAGGGGATAAAAATATGAAATTAATTACAGAAGTTTCTGAAGCATTAGAGTATGTTTCTGAAGAGGGGAAAGATGGACAAACGAATTATAAAATTCGTGGAATCTTCATGCAAGCAGAACAGATGAATAGAAATAAAAGGACATATCCTCTTGCAGTTCTCGAAGGTGAAGTTAAGAGATATAATAAAGAATATGTTAATAAAAACAGAGCATTTGGTGAATTAGGTCATCCTGACGGCCCTACTGTAAATTTAGATAGGGTTTCTCATATGATCACAAAGTTATCTCAAGAAAAAAATGATTTTATCGGAGAAGCTAGAATTTTAAATACACCAAATGGTAAAATTGTTAGAGAACTTATTCAGGCAGGTGCTACTCTTGGAGTATCTTCAAGAGGAATGGGATCTTTAACCCCTACGCGGAATGGAAGCGTTGTAGGAAATGATTATTATCTGTCAACAGCGGGTGATATTGTCGCTGATCCATCGGCCCCCAATGCCTTCGTTGAAGGAATTATGGAAGGAAAAGAATGGATTTGGGATAACGGCATAATTAAAGAAACAGAAATAGATAAATATAAGCATAGTATTATATCAGCTACAAGTGTCAGTTTGGACGACGCTAAGCTAAATGCGTTTGCTGACTTTATTTCTAAGTTATAAAGTATTATAAATAACAAATAGTATCACTATTATAGACAAATATATTCCATTAATATTTGAAACTCAGTTAGGAGCAATAAAAATGGTAAAAGAAGAAACAACGGAAGCAGAAGTTCTCGAAGAAGGACAGGCTGAAGCTGAAAATGAAGCTCCCGTAGAAGAGCTAGACGAAGCTCCTGCAGGGGTTCAAGATTTAGGTGGCGATGATCCAAATACGGGAAAAGCGAATAAACCCGATGCAGGAACGTCTCAATCACCATCCAGAAAAGCGGATAAAAGAAATCCAGAAAAAAAGCAACCAACTCAAGGAAATTCAGTAAAACCCGCACATGAAGAAAAGGAAGTGAAATCAAATACTAAAAATGGTATGATTGCACAAGTTTATGACATGTTGAAGGGAATGAGTAAAGATGAAATTTCTGAAAAATTTGGATTAATGCAAGATTTGGTTGATTTAGATATTGAAGAATTAAATAAAGAAGCTGATGCAGACGCTACAGAAGAAGATGTTGTAGTTGAAGCACAAGAAAAGATTCTTTATTCTCGAAAAGACCTTACCGCAGATGATATTGAACTTGATTCCAAAGAGGACATTGAGGCAATATCTGGTAAAGAGGAACTTTCAGATGAATTTAAAGCGAAAGCTAAAGATATTTATGAAATCAGTAAAACTC